GAACGCCGGCCGCAAAGCCGGCGTTTTTGTTCCCGGCCTCAACGCCACCATGGGCAAGTACGCCATCGTTACGCGCCTGCGCATGGCTGCGTTCCTGGCTCAGATCGGCCATGAGTCGGGCCAGCTGCAGTACGTCCGCGAACTGGGCAATGACAAGTACCTGTCCAAGTACGACACCGGTCGCCTGGCTCAGCGGCTTGGTAACACGCCTGAGCCGGATGGGGACGGCCAGCTCTATCGCGGCCGAGGGCTGATTCAAGTAACGGGCCGCTCCAACTATGAAGCCTGCAGCGAAGCGCTGTTCGGAGATAGTCGGCTGCTGAACACGCCAGAGCTGCTCGAGCATCCGGTCTACGCATCCATGTCGGCAGGCTGGTTCTGGCAGAAGGAGGGTCTGAACAGCCTGGCCGACAAGGGTGACCTCCTGGCCATCACCAAGCGCATCAACGGCGGTACCAATGGCCTGAAGGATCGAAAGGCCATCTACGCGCGAGCGCTTGAGGTGCTGCAGTGAACGGGTGGGTCTTCCGCCTACTGGCTGTCGCGGCGCTGCTGCTCGCCTGTGCGGTTGGCGCCCGAGCAGCTTGGGTTTGGCAGGCTAACGCATACAACGCGCAGCTTGCTGAGCAGGCCGAAGATTACGGCAAGCAGCTGGCAGAGAAGGATCGTATCAACGTCCTGGAGCGGGAGAGGGCGGCGGCTGCCGCGCTTGATCATCTAGCTGAACAACAGCAAGCCCGTAGCGCCCTGGAGGCTCGTCTGCAGGCTCAGGCACAAAACCACTGGAAGGAGATGGAAGATGTGCAACAAACTCAAGCTCGCCTGCGTGACCGGCTTGCTACCACTGATCTGCGGCTGTCAGTCCTCGTCGACTCAGGAGCCGTTGCCCGCTCGCGTTGTGACGGTGGGGTGCGAGAAACCGCCGGCACCGGAGGCGTGGTACCTGGCGCCGTTCGCGCCCAACTTGACCCAGCGCATGCTCAACGAATTATCGCCATCACCGATGAAGGCGACCGCGGACTGATCGCCTTGCAGGCCTGCCAAGCCTACGTTCGCGAAATCACCAAGCAGTAAAAGAGGCGAGCCGGGATGGATGCGTCAACATCCAGCCCGGCCCACCAAACCCGCAGACCCTTCCTGCAAGTCCAGCCGTGGCCTCTGCCTTGTGCACAAAGCGCGGCGAGCCTATCACCTGTTTATCCATACAGTAAAGACTTGCATACCTATGACCTCTCCAATCATCCCCTGGATGGGTGGCAAACGCCGCCTGGCCGACCGCTTGATCCCTCTCTTTCCCCCTCATGAATGCTATGTCGAAGTCTTCGCCGGCGGTGCCGCGTTGTTCTTCATGCGTCACCAGCCCGCCCCGGTGGAGGTGCTGAACGACCTCAACGGTGACCTGGTCACCCTGTACCGCGTTGTGCAGAACCACCTTGAGGAGTTCGTGCGCCAGTTCAAATGGGCGCTCACCTCCCGGCAGATCTTCGAGTGGCAGAAGATGACGCGGCCTGAAACCCTGACCGATATCCAGCGAGCAGCGCGGTTCTTCTACCTGCAGCAGCATGCCTTCGGCGGCAAGGTAACTGGGCAAACCTTCGGTACCGCAACCACTGCGCCGGCCATTAACCTGCTGCGCATTGAGGAAAACCTCTCCGCCGCGTGGCAGCGCCTCGCTGGCACCTATGTCGAGAATCTGTCTTGGCTCGCGTGCGCTGAGCGCTATGATCGAGCACATACCTTCTTCTACATGGACCCGCCCTATTGGCAGACTGCCGGGTACGGTGTGGACTTCCCCTTCGAGGAATACGAGCGCATGGCTAACTTCATGGGCCGGTGCCAGGGAAGGGTGATGGTCAGTATCAACGATCACCCGGACATCCGGCGGGCCTTCGACGGCTTCCATTTCGAATGCCTCGATATCCGCTACAGCAACACAAACCAGCGGCAAGGTAAGGCCGAAGTGACGGGCGAGCTTGTGATCATGAACTGGGATCCGGCACCGCTGGGGCAACTATTTTGATATCTGTATTGGGTCACTATCGTCCCGTGCCTTGAGTTAAGGTGTTGACCCGCGGCAGTTGCCGACTCTGAGAGGAAGGTGGCTAGGTATGAGCATCACCTCTCAGCATCCATGACATATCTAAGCGGCTGCAGCGCAGCGTGGCTCTGCTCAGCACCGTTCAAGATGCTCCGTGTGACACGGCAGAAACCTCAATGCGGAATGCCAAGACGCCTGCGTCTCAAGTCTTTGTGAATATGGGCTTGGAGGATATGCGCTTGGAGTGTCGGTGACTCCTACAGGTCTTTGGCTAATGCCTAAAGTACTCTTTTTTTGCGCCTGGCGCTGGGCAAAACTCAGGATTGAATCATTTGTAACGCCTTGGCGAGTAGCGATATGTAAAAGATATTGCTGGAGCCATTTAGCGTAACTAGGTCGACCCTGTATGATCCATTGTCGTAATTCTTTGGCCTGTGGTCAAAACGAAAGGATGCGCAAGAAATTTCGCTATCATGCTTTCACCTTCTTTATCTGGATTTTCAGCATATAGAGGGTCGTTCAGAACTATTAGCGGCTGAATAAAATCAAATTCACATGATTTAGTCATGATGTCATCTATGAGTTCGTTTCCCGGGGGCAGCTTTCTATGTTGTAGTCGGCAGCTTTAGATACTGAAACGAAAGAGCTGTACCATCATGATGGCTGTTCTGATTGTTTTGAAGGACTCATGGATGCCGCTAGCTACCCAGCCATTCAGTGCGATCGGCGGGTGTTTGGCTAGCTGGTTGGCTAATTGGTAACCTTTACAAGGAAGGTTTAAAACCTCGATCAAATTATTCCATGCGCAGATTATTAGGTGGGGATGGATTTGCTGATCGGAAACGATCCACGGTTGTTCTGTCTGCGCAAGCATGGAGTTCGCTATGTACAACGTTTTGTCGCGATTTTTTTGCTGCTTATCCTTGTGGCTAGAATGTCTATCTCACGGGAATTGCCTTCATCTTTGTCTAGGTAGCCAAAGCCTGCATTAAAGGACTATCCATTTTCGATGAAGGATTTCCCGGTTAGCAACTCAGAACAGAAGCCTGGTTTTTTTAGGTCTTCACTTATTTGTCAGAAATTCAATTGTCATTGATCACGACCCCGTATTTAGTTGGGTTGCAGAGTACTTTAAGCTCGTAAGCGCTCGATCCCAATCATGATTGCTTTCGTGTGGGTATCCAAGGTCGTCAGGGCAACCATGACATTTTCGTGGATGTGGGTTGAACCACGTTGGCTAACCCACAGGGACAGTTCTTCTAGGGCGGCTCGAATGGCCGTTTGATTGAGTAGCAACAGCTCCAAGGAGTCTGCTGTGATCGCGGCTTTCTCGTTCATAAGGGTGTCCTATTGCTGTCGATATTATCATGCCAAATTTAGGTCAGATGCTGGGGCGTTTGATGCTCGCGTCAGCCATATTATAGATGGTGCAAAGCACAGATTGAAAACTGTCCTTTGCACTTGCCGCTCCTGTTTATGAAAGTAAGGTGTCAATTATCTGCTTAGTTTCTGGCTGAGCGAAATCCAGCAGTTCTACGGGACGTTTAATTCTTATTAATGCAGCAGGGCGGCCATGCATAGGCTTCCCTTTTTTGATTTCAATACGGCCGTGGGCTTGAAGTGTCTTTTTTACAAGCGGCCAATTTTCATCACGTAACATGAAGGAACCTTCATCGTCGTCCCCTCCATCTCGGAGATAGCAGTACCTGATTGAGCGGCGCGCAATGCGTTCGAGTAAGTGTACGGCCGGGTTATCCCGAAGTATCTGAGGGCCAGACGCGGTCGACTGGGCATTGATGAAAGCCTCAATTGCAGCAGGGTCCCTTTCAATGCGAGGACTATTGCCGCGGATTTCTAGTGTACCTATATCAGGTATGCTTTCGCCGAACTGTGTCAGATTGTCTACGACTAAGTTTCCAACTTTTACGTTCTCGAATTTAACTTCGGATATATTCGATCCGCAGACATCGAGTCTGCTGAGTGTCACATCGTTGAGGATGCCATTAGGTGAGCCGCCGGCAAATGTAGCATCATTAATCATCAGGTAATCGATTCGATCGCTTAAGCCCAAAGCAAAGCTCAGTAGTACCATTGCTCCGCCGTTGGCCGCTAAACCATCATTGGAAGAATCTATATTAATCCGAGAGTAGAGGAATTCAATGGCACGTTTAGTAAGCGCCTCGTCTGATGCGTATACTTCAGCGAAAACTTCCAGGTGTTCGGCGCTGAGTATTGTTCTCCTCAATATGCTGGGGATGTTTCGCTTGGCCAGTTGCGAAATAAGGTTTTGTCCAAAAAAGAAGTACTGAATCTCAGTGTGAGGGAAGCACCGCTTATCTTTGTGTTCTGACAGTTCCAGGAGCGAGATGCTGCCCGACTTGTGTGTAAGCTTCCTTTTTGCAGTTTCGTCTAGCGTGTCACTAAAGCAATAATCAGCGAGGAATGTCAGGTGGTCAGTTTCAATTAAGTTGTTCTCGCGAGTAGCCATTTCCAGCGCGATTTCCTCGAATAAAAAATTGAGGCTCGGCAATATGCTCTCAGCGGCTCCTGCTCCCAGTGTGCGAGCCAAAAGTCTAGCCTCTCGCTCCAGCAGATTATTCACTAAGAAGGAGCGGAAACCCTCCGAGTCCACCTTAAGCCAGCCTCCGGCATCTTTTAGCACACTAAGGAAAAAAGGGCGAAGAGCGTAGCTGTTGTTGCTCAGGATGTCATAGGTAATTTCATTTAAAAGGTCGCTAGGGGCCCACTTCGAGTCTGAAAGATACCTGATCGCGGTTTCTGGAGTTGCGAGCTTGATGTGGGCTAAGGTGAGCGAGATATTATCTTTATCTTTGCTTGAGCTTATTCGGTCGATTAGTTCCTGCTCGTCCAGGAAGGTGTCGCGGGCAGCAAGTATAACTTTGCCACGGCCGTTAAGTTCATCGATAAACTCTTTCAAGGCTCGCCATGAGTCCTCGTAGCCATCTGCGTCGACAAGTTCGTCAAACCCATCGATTGCCGCAATCAGCAATCCGTGCCGAACAAGTGTCGGCACCTGAGTCCCATTGAAAGAGGCGGCCATTTGCTGAGTGGTTGCGGCTAGCACATCTCTAAAATTTGACAGGCGCCTACCGCTGCTGGAAATGTGTAGGATAGGAGGGGTTACGTTATCTGAAAGGAATTTTTTTGATTGCGCTTTCGTCAATTGGTTAATTTGAAAGGTCTTGCCCGAGCCGGCTGGTCCATCTAGTAGAACCAGTGTTGCTTTGTTTGGAGTGGTTTGTATGTTGTCGGCAAGCTCATGCGCGGGGATGCTGGTACCTGCGTAGCTTATTTCGGAATCGATGACTGTTTTTTCTTTGATCTGGGAAAAATAGCGCTGCTGTGTTTCCGCGAACCTCTTTATGTCAGCGAAGTCAGCAGAGGCCAAGAGCGTACGAATACTTGGGTACGCTGCTGGGCGGTGTTTGGCAGAGATTTTTCCAGTTTCTACATCTATATCAAAGGTTAATTCTTTTCCATTTCTGGTTAAAAGGATTCTTTTCTTTCCAGCAACCGGTTTTTGTTTTATTTCAGTGAATGGGTCGCAAAAAAGCTTCAGGTCTTCTAGTGCTTGTGTAATGTCCATGTCAAATCCTATGAATAATTCCATTTGTATTTAGGTGTTGGCAGTCATTGTCTCGAGTTACCCGAAATACATAGGTTGGCAAGCCCCACGCTTCGGCGACGAACACGCCAGGCAATAAATCATCATCGTCACCAATAACGATTGCTAGTGACGATGGTTTTTCGTGTCTTCTGAAGTTACTGCTTTCAGTTCGGCAGTGGCTCAAAAGGTCCGAGACAAGAGCAGTGTCTACCATTTTTTGGTTTAAGATCTGGGGGTTTTGTCGATCAGTACGTAACGTGTCATAGAGAGTGCTCCTTGATCCGCGACACAGAAGTTCGTTGCCGAAGTCGATATCTGGGAGAAAGGAAACTCGGTCTCGAGAGATTGATCTGAGTTCTGTTTTTAAAACGTCCCAGACTCTTCTGTCATCTGTAGGAGTAGTTCCGCGATGCCAGCCATGATAAATTCTGGTTTTCAGGATTTTGACTGGGGATCTCCTTTCGAGCTCCGATATTTTGTCAATTATTTTTTCTTGAAGGTCTTGGTATGCTTGCTTTATTGAGGAGTGACGCAATGGGAGCGGCATATCCTTTGTGATTCTAATTCTGGAGATTCTAGATGCAGAGTCCCAGTCAACAAACACATGTGCAGTAATCACCAGCGCGTTCCTTCACGTTAAGGGGCTATGCTTCACCGATGTTAATATACCGTCCGCCTGCAGTTTTGTGTCGGTGCGGCGACGGGGGTGGTGAAAAGGATGATCGCTAAATTCTAGATGATTTTAAAGCGCCATCCGTAGAATTTTTGCGTATCTTGAGGGGGCGTCGGTGCTGGAATGCTACCAATCGATGGAGGCTGCTACCTATCTGCCACAGGCTAGGGTGTTCGAGTAAAATGCGTCCAATCCCTGATCGGGATGTCGTAGCAATGATGCCGGTCAAATTCCTTTGACCTACGGGTCAACTATTGAGATGCTGCCATGCCTGAAGATTGTGATTCGCGAGGTCGTTACGACGTTTTAGGGTCGGACGGCGCGAAATAGGTGAGCTTGTCGAGGGTTAATCTTTCCGTGCGCTCAAATGTCCCTGAAATCAGGATTAGGTTTTGTTTTCATCTGTGCTAGGAATGGCGAAAGGGCTGTTGGCTGGGTCCCACTTGTCGATTGTGAACGTTATTTCGTCGTCATCAGTATCATCGCCACATTCGACATCTATCTTGCTAATCATGAAGCCGCTGTGGAGATGTCTGGCGAACGGATTATGGTGTATGCCTGAGTCGCCCCACCTGTGTGCTCTATTAAACTCTTCCGCAGATATTTCGCCAGAAAGAAATTTTATGAGGCCTCTTGAGGAAATTGTTATTTTGTTCTGTTGCATTGAGTATCTTCCTAATTGATCATCGCCTACGCCTGCTTGTTTCAATAATGATGCGGAGTGATAGGCTGGCCGAAGCGGTTGAGGAATGTCTGGTAAGATTGTATTAAGAGCCTCTGTGAGAGTTTCGATGGACTCTGTGGTCACTCGATCTGAACGAGAGGCTGGAGGTGCGCACACAAGCTCATAGCTCATGTGATACTTAGTTGGTAAGCCAAAAGGCTGGCGCTGTTCATTTATAGTGCTCAGCAAAACAAAGTCTATACTGCTGTTCTGACGCAGAAAATCTTCTGCAATTTCTCTTGACGTGAAAGTGTAGTGGGATTTTCCATTTAAGCCATTTCTAATAAGATCGCAGCCGCCGTCGCATGCGAAAATTATTCTAATGGCGTTGTCTGGTGCGTCATTTAGCTGATTTATTTTACCTTTGAGCGCGCTAAATAGAGGATTGATGGATTTTGATGTGGCTACTGTATAGCTTGTGTAGCTCCCGCCTCCACATTTCCAGTCTGGGTCGTATGTTATTTTTAGGTCTATAGAGTCTTCAGTCCGCTCAAATATCGACTTTTCTGTGCTGCTTTTCTTTACGCTATGAACCCAAGGTTCAAGTTCGTTTTTTATGAAGCTATTGAGGCTGGCCTTTTTGGGGAGCATCAAGCTCATCTTGCTCTTGTGAGGTTCGCCCACTGTTTTTCCGCCTACCCGAATCCAGAAGCTCCCCGGTTGCAGCCCGGACTTTGATGCAAGTCGAACTATTTCTTTGCTCAAAAATCTGAAAGGATTCTGAGCTTCAAGACCATTGTCGGATATTGTAGTAATGTCACCGATGAACGTGAGGCTGCCGCCGCCTCGCTTCTCGATCTTCCAGCAGATGTCAGGGCGGCGCCCGTTTGATAGCGCTTGTTCATGCTGAAGAGATCCAGCCCTGGATAGGGCTGAAAGTAACACTACCTCCCACATCGCATGCAGCCTAGTTTCATCTCTAGCATTGAGCCGGTCAACAAGAGCAGCAAGCTGAGAGGATTCAAGGATTTGCGACAGCGTATCGATCCGTGATTGGATCGCTCGCCGTGAGAACACGAAATTTGTCATTCATGCCCTCCGCGGGCGTTACTGGGCGTTACTAAAGAGATGCCGTGACAATAGCGGGAGGGAGGGCTATGAGGCAAGGTCCAGGCTGCTGCGCAGGAAGAGCCTGTGCTTTTCTTGAATGCCAGCTGGTACAGAATTGGTACTAGATAGAAGCAGTCGTGCTGAAAGCCGCGTATTTATTGATTATCGAGAACAATGGGCCCAATCCATCATGGGGGCAACAGAAAACCGTCTCACTACCGTATCCATGGGGCTGGCCGCGTTTTCTGGCGTTTCGGGGGGCATTCGGAAATCTCTCGGTTACTACTGATGTAGAGCGCTTTTTGCTGACCGGTCACCGCCATCGTCCTCAGAGAGGAGGCCTATTAGCCGTGTCTTGTGCTCAGTCCACGATCAAGCGCAAAAGCAGGAATTCTATCAGGTCTGCTGATCAAGAAGTCCCCGTTGACTGCACCTCTCGGCCAGTAAGCCTCTCGATCTGTTACGCCCAACTCCCTCTAGCCACGCCGCGATGACCTCGACTGAACGCCGTCCCCCACAGCCAGCTCTGACTCTAAACACCCCACATGCTCAACAAGGTCAGACCATGACGATCACCATCAACAGTTACACCACGGTCAAAAGACGCGAGCGCGTCCCACACGCCATCTTCGCCCACTACTGGCGCGACGTGCACGGGCCGTTGTGCTCCCGGTTGCCAGGGTTGGGCTTGTACATCCAGCACCACTTCTCGC